AACCTAGCAACAGCAGGTTTTAGAGGTAAAGAGCAGGCGTTCGGTAACAGCCCAGCGAAAATGAAGTTCAGCGATAGCTTAACACTAGAGTTTGGACGCTATACCGTAGATAATGGTATGGAGTTCGATGCTGAAGCTATAGGTGATATTGACCTTAGCACACACGCAGATAGCCGTGAAAAACTAGCGGACAACTTCGTAAGAGCTAAAGACCAGATGTTCTTTGACTTAGGTCAAGGTTATCTAAGAGGACAAGCTCCTACTCACGTAATTCGCCCTGGTAACAAAGCTACAATCGGTGCATTAACTGCAACAGATAAACTTAGCTGGGAGTTTCTAGTTAATATGGAAACAATCGTTAAGACAGGTATAGGTTATACAGTTGGTGGTCGCAGAAGCCCGATGAAACCATTTAAATTAGCTGATGGTAGAAAAGTATGGCTATTGGTTTTGGACTCATTCCAAATTGCTGACCTACTTAAAGATGAGAAGTTCCAAAGGGTTTATCAACACGCAGAAGTTCGCGGCATAGGCAATGCACTAATTAGCCATAACGTAACTCAAGTAGGTTCGTTTGTTATTATGGAGGCTAGCACATTTGCAGGTTCATCTATAAATAACCAACTATTCAAAACTGCGGTAGAAATCCAAGGTCTTAGAACTGTGGACGAAAATGGAACATTTAGTGGAACAGGTAAAGCACAAGCAGGTAAAGTTGCTTCACGTGGTCTAATCTTAGGTGCTGGTGCATTCCAACTAGGTATGGGTAGCACTCCAGATTACAAGTTCCAAGAGAGCCAAGATTTTGGTATCACAAGCGAGAGTGCAATGCTCCTAACAATGCAGGCCGATAAATGTAAATTAACCGCTGAGGTTGAGGATTACAAAGAGGCTAAAGTTGCTAATATGGACTATGGCGTTGCTGTTATTGATACCTATAACGATAAACTAAGTCAATAAAGGATAATAAATGGCTAAAAGAGTAGATTTTACTAAATTTCTTGGTAATAACAAGAAGTATTCAGCTTCGGCTGCGATTGCTAATGTTAAGATTTCAGCCTTGAAAGAAGCAGGAGTTGAAACTGGTGATACCGTAGTTTTAACTAAAATCCCTGCTAACTCTTTAATTACAGGTGTAACTCTTGTAGTTAAAGAAGGTGCTACAGGTGGTAACGTTAATCTTAGCGTTAATGGTGCTGCGGTCGCATTTGACCTTGGCACTGTTAAAGTAACTCCACAAACTACTTTTGTCCCTACAGTAACTAAAGATATTGTAGAGGTTACAGGTGTAGTTACAATGGGTGCTGCTAACGTAGGTGAGGGTTATGCGGTTATAAGCTTTATTCCTCTTGATACATTTAACGGAATGTTCGTAGGTTAATCCCTACGAACTAAAGGCGAGCGATGTTAGTTTCTAGTTTAATATCAAGTGTAAGGTATAGGGTTGGTGATGTCCCTAATACAAAATTTACCGATGCTCGTATAATTGAGCTGATTAATGAGGGCTTAGACGACCTCGCTCGCAAAGTTAATATAAACAAAGGCGAGTTAGTTCTCCCTGTAGTTCCGTATCAACGTAAGGTAGTAATACCAGACCCTGATTTTATAAAACTATTAAGGGTTAGATGTAATAACCAGCCTGTGGAAGTAAAGTCATTTAGTTCGATGGACAAAAATCCACAGTGGGAGGAAGAAATTGGTAGTAATTTAAAATCTGTCATATACAACCTCAACAATCCACGCGAACTTAGTCTTTATCCTTTGTTGGAGGAGCCTACCTATACAAATTATAGACAACTAAATAACTTTGTTTCTAGCGATGGACTTTATGGTATAGCAATAGATATACCTGGAGTTACAAGAGATAATATTGATGGTATTATCACTGGCTTAAAAGTAGACGATGACCTACGCATTATTTATATCCCAGAAGGTATGCAGCCAAACGGACAAATGACATCAATGGCTGACGGGTTTAATCTTTTAGATATAAAATACTCAAAACGTCCTAAACAAGTTAGCGAAAAAACGGACAATGTGGATTTAAATGAAATGTTTAAATCTACGCTAGTTTATTACGTTTCGGGTATGCTACTATTAGATGATACACGTGGCGAGAATATAAATAAAGGTATGTTATTTATCAACAAATATAAAACAGAGTTGGAGAATATCCAGGAACACGAAAAATCAGGCTATCAAAGTATAGCTGAGTATTCAGTGCAATATAGAACGGGATTTGGAGACGAATATGGCATCTAACATTAAAGAAATTTATGTAAATAAATTGACCCTAGAGGATATGGAAATAGGAGTTGGCAACGTAGTTCAAACTAGGGGTGGAGTGCAAGTTACTAGAACTAAAATAAATGCACAAAACTTCCCATACGATGAAACTCATACCTTAGGTCAAAGACTTAATAGCGTCCAAAATGATTTAGCCAAGGCTGAGGAGCTATTAAATAAACTAGCTTCAAATAATAACGAGGCTAAAACGGTAAAAGAGGACGTTGAAAGGCTTAAAAGCGAAATAGTTAATAAGGTAGCTAGTGCTGTTCAAACGCTAGATGATTTAAATGCTTTAAAAGCTAATGTAGAGGGTAAAGTTCAAGAAGCTAGTCAAGCGGCGGCTAGTGCTTCATTTTCATCAACCCAAGCAAGCACAACATTAAATTCGGTTAATTTAGTATTAAGCGAGATTACTAACCTTAGCGACGCTATGAAGGTTCTACAAGAGGTTGTGGATAGGGCATTAATAGATTTCAATGCTAAAATAGCTCGTGGGGAAGAGATTAATAGTCATATTATTGAAGCTGAGGCACAATTTAAAACTATAGAAACTAAATTATCTCAAGCAATACAATCAATTAACGAAATAAGAAAAGCTAGCGAGGACGCGGTATCTGCTTGCGAAGCGGCACAAACCAGCGAGCGTAAAGTAAAAGAATATTGGGAACAAGCGGAAGAAAGACGCAGGGAATGGCTATCTATGACAAGAGGCCCTCAAGGAGAACCAGGCCCTCAAGGTCCTGCAGGTATTCAAGGGCCAGTTGGTCCTATTGGTCCGCAAGGTAAAATTGGACCTATAGGACCAGCAGGTATTCAAGGACCAATAGGACCAATAGGACCGATTGGACCACAAGGCCCTAAAGGTGATACTGGCGGTGGAGTAGCTGCATATACCTCAAAAGACAGTTTTCCTACTACAGGAGACCATAAGACTTTATATATAGATAATCAAACTAAGAGATTATATCATTGGAATGGCTCTTATGTCGCAATAAAAGGTGGAGAGAAAGCTTCTACATCAAATGAGGGTATTGTTCAACTTTCTAGCTCAATAACTAGCGCCTCAGAGGAGTTTGCGGCTACATCTAAGGCTGTAAATCTAGCTTATAAAGAAGCGGAGCAAGCTTTAAATGCGGCTAATGATAAATGGACGGCTGTGTCGGCATCTACAACCCAGGAGGGAATAGTTAAATTAAATGATACCGTAACAAGTGATAGTGCTACAGAGGCCGCAACAGCTAGAGCTGTTAAGCAAGCATATTTTACTGCTTTTAGTGCTTCGCAGACTGCAAACATTAAATGGACTGCTGTTAATGCAACTGAAAATACTGCTGGTATAGTTAAAATATCGGATAGATTAGATTTAACAGATGGTTCTGTAGCAGCTAGTTCTACTGCAATAACTAAGGTTATGGCTAAAATTACAGACGTAGAGAGGTCTGCTACAAATCCTACTACACTAGGTGGTAAATCTGCAAATACAGAAAATGTAAAGGATACATTAGTATTAAGGGATAATAGAGGGGGCATAAAAGCAGGTATAGGATATTTCTCATCTTTAATAGCGGACGATATTACAAACAATAATTCTAATATTCTCGTTACAAATAGTAATAGTGTAAAAATATTATTTTCTGTTAATCGAGATGGTAGAATTTTAGCTTCTAATCCTGACGCTTTTAAAAATTTGATAGGATTAAATAACAAATATGATAGAGATAGAAGAAATGCTAGTAAAGTTTCTGCATTAAATTCAGATAATGGGACTGTTTCATTAACAATGGCAGATAATTATATAATTAATATGCAAGGTAATGGCGTTTTAACTCTTAATGATATTGAGATAGGTCAGAGTGGAATTCTTGTAATTATCAACGCTAATAAAATAACAGGGTTTTCGGCTGATTTAAAATTTAGGAAAATACCTACTGATTTACAACCATTAGAGATATTCTCTTATTTTAAATATACCGTAAATGCCATAGCGATGGGACGTGCATAATGAATACTTCATTTATGATTGGGTGTTCGGCCGACGACGATGGTAGTTATTCAGTTGGTCAAGTTCTTTATGATAACCCTACTAATAATGCTAAGACTTTTAAGGTATGTAAGTGGGACGAGTCCCTAAGGCTTAAACACCTGTTAGTTTATAGTAAGAAATATAATGATACATATAGTATTGGATTAGATGGACCTTCATCTGCAACTGGTGATTATATAGAAACTAAAGATGAATTTACTATAATAAATATTTATTTTAATATAGTATCTGGGTATTTAGTATGTAATAATACCGTAGAAGAGGATGGGGAAAATGAACTTCCATTACAAATAACTAAAATAACAATAGCAGGAGCATAAAAATGGCAAAATTGTATAATTTAAAAACTAAGTCGGTAGAGTATGTAGATGTTATAACTTTACCTAATGGAGATAATATGTATCCTGAAGCTCTTAAAGATGAGTATCTAGTATCTTTAGGATATAAGCGGGTTATAGAAGTTGAGGCTAAAGGCATCCCGTCAGAGATTGAGTATATTGCACAAGAATATACAGAGGCTCCAACAAATTATACCATTAATAATGTAATTAAGCCTAAGACTTTGCAGATGATAGAAAAAGATTTTAAGGATTATGTGCAAATTATATTAGATAGTAAAGCTAAAGAAAAAGGCTATGATAATATAGTTTCAGCTTGCAGTTACGGTGGCTATGATAATGAGTTTAGACAAGAAGGTGAATTATTTGGTAAATGGCGTGCTAACGTCTGGAAATGGGGATTTAAGCTTTTGCAAGATATACAATCTGGTAAAAGAGAAATGCCTAAATCATTTGCAGAAGCTATAGCTGATATGCCACAATTAGATTAAAGGATAGCCTATGTGGAGTAAAATATTAGGTTTTCTTGCTAATAGCAAAACTATAATAGTTATATTCTCACTAGCGGCTGGGGCTTTGGTAACTATTTTAGTTACTCAATATATAGAGATTAAATCTCTACAATCTAGCCTTGAAAAAGCTAGTGAGAGGGTGTTAGTAGCTAAATTACAAGCAGAAGTATCTAAAAATAATTTAGAGGGTTGTCGCACTTCGCTAAATGAGCAGAATAAAGCCTTAGAACAAACTAAGGTTGATTTAGCAGAAGTGTATAAGAAAAAAGAAATAGTTAAAACCCATATAGAATACATAAAAGTGCCAACACGTAACGCCGAGTGCGAAGCTAAGCTAAAATATTATGAAAATTTATATAAAGGACTTAGCAATGAAAGATAACATATTAAAGCTACAAGAAAAGGAGAAGGAGCTTAGATGTATGCTATTTATTATGTGCCTAACACTTATAGTTTGTCTAGGTGGGTGTGCAACTAAGCCCGAAGTGGTAACCAAGGTGGAATATCAAGAAAAGATTATCCCTGTAAGATGTAATGTAACAATTCCAGAGAAGCCCGTTTACGACCCCTCTGACTTGGACACGGCTAAAGGATTAACTTTGTATTATTCAAGTATAGAGGTCTTATTGAAAGGGTGTGTATATGGAGTGGTTAAATAGCTTAGATGAGTATCTTGGCAAGTATAAATGGGTGTTGGCTATCGGGTTTATTGGGGGCTTACTTAATGTGGGCTCTCGACCTGATAAAGGCTTAGGACGTAAAGTAATAGATTTATTACTTGGTATAGCTAGCTCGGTATTTTTCGGGTGGATTAGCTACGAAGTAATATTATTTATTTGGAAAGAGAACGGAGTAGCTTTAGCAGGTTGTGGATTTTTCGCTTGGAAAGGTGCTACCTGGTTTGGTGAGAAAGTTGATAAATGGGTCGATGCTAAAATCGAAGCTGAAAAACATAAAGGAGATTTCGGTGGCTTTACAAACGATGACAGAACCCTCTAATGCTGAAATATTAGAGCTTCTTAAGGATAAAAGAACTAAGTGTATAGTTTATACAAGGGTGATGGGTTATCATCGCCCTGTAGAAGGCTTTAATTTAGGTAAAAAAGGTGAGCATAAAGAGCGTGTAAAATTTGTAGAAAGGGATATAAAATGTTGCTAAGAATAGACAGGTTTAAGGATATTAATGACGGAACTATAGGTAAATTTTATATAGTTGATAATGATGGCGAAAAACTTATGAGTGGATTTACTCTTGAGCCTGCAGGCCCTGACACTACTACACCTAACAAAGATAGACGCATACCAGCAGGTAAGTATTACTTAGATTGGCACGTTGGCTCTAAATATAAAACACCACATCCTATAGTATTTAATGAGCAGGTATCTAAAAGTAGAGCAATACTTATACATAAAGGTAACTATCCTCAAGATACAGAGGGTTGTATACTTATGGGAGATAGCTATGATGCTAAAGGCGTATATAACAGCGTTAAAACATTAGCTAGAGTATTTGAGTTACTTAGAGGTAATAAAGTATCTGTAGAAATTAACAATCTAATGGATTAAAATATGGCTAATGGTAGAAGTCCTGGACGACGTTCTGGAACAGGAGGTTTTAGCGGTTCTGGTAGAAGTAGGGGAGGTAAAGCCAATAGAGGTGGCGGTGATGGTAAAAACCACTCTAAAGGAAGTATAAACTCTAGAGCCCTTGGAGGAGCCCTTGGAGCCCTTGGAGCTGCTCTTGGAGCTGCTTTTGGAGGTAATACTAGAGGTAATACTAGAGGTAATACTGGAGGTCTAAGTGATAGATTTAAAATTGTCGGTCCTAGTGTAGGCCGAGCAGGTCCTGCAGGCTATGTAGATATGGGCAGCCTAGGTAGTAGATATTCTAGTTACGATAAAGGGTCAAACAACAGATATGCATTTGCTGGAAACCCTGCCTTATCTATGCAATATACTCCAAGGACAGGTGAATGGTCTATAGTTAATAATGTAACTGGTAGAACACTAGGTAAAATGGAAAGGCAGTGGGACGGGTCTTATGAGGCAACTGGTGTTTTCGAGCAAATGGCTAAAGGTTCTCCAGCCACTTTTGGTGTAGGAGAAACATTTAATAGCTATGCTATAAATGATAAAGGCCAGCTAGATTATAGTAAAGTTGTAGAAAAATTTACCACTCGTAAAAGCACAGTCCCTGGCTATGATTATACTACTATAACCGAAACAAAAGAATGGTATGGAACTAAAATAGAAAAAGCACATTATAATCTTGGTATGGGTAATGTTAATAGGGTTGATACTACACGTGATACTTTTCTAGGTAAATTCACCACTGATTGGCACACAATGAATACTAGAAAAGGCCCTGTAGAAGTAGGCTTTGCTACTGAGATGGCTATAGATGCTTTTGAGGCGTTTAACGCTGATTATAAAACTATAAACAGCGTAGCTAAGGTTGCTAGTTTTATATCCACAGTAGCTAGTATAGCTTTGTCAGCTTTAAACCTGGTATCTGTAGCACCATTTGCTTTAAGAAACCTACAAGCTTTTAGTGTAGCACTTAGTAGTTTAAATAATATAGCTGAAGGGTTAGGAACTTTAGCAGATATGTTTGGTGGTAATTTGTCAATAGGTTATACTGAACGTAGTTTAACTGGTGGTTCTAGTTTAACATCACATATGTTTAATGGCTCTAGCGAACTAATAGGAGTAACTAGAGAGAATTTGCCTGGTCTATATTTAACTAGCCCATTACACGGAGAATATAACTTTGCTAATACAGCAGAAGCTTTAATGCCTGTTAAAGATTATAGTATATTTAGCAGGAATGAATTTTTAAAACCAAATATACAACCAATGAAAGGAACAACAATGGCTCAAGTCGATATGCCGGTAACTCTAACTGGTATGAATAACGTAAGAGAAGGGCATTTATTAAGTGTTGATGAGGCTCAGTATTTGAGAAATGTATCTACTATAACAGGGACTATAAAAAGCTCAAATAAACACGGGGCTCCTGAAAACTTAGGAGATAATTACGATGCTGTTTATCTGTATGATGACGATGGATATGTAGGTGGTATTAAATACCAATTAAGAGATAATGTTAGTTTTGCTAGTGTAGCTAACCAAACGTTTGCATTAGTTTCAGGTAAATTATATAGAGTTAATACTAAGAAAGCTGGTATTAATGCTATAGAAAATGCTATAGAATTACCTACTATTAGCTCTGGTAGTGTATCTATTAGAATAAAAAATGGTATAGCTGATAGTTTATTGGAGCAAATACAAACTATGATACAGAATATTAAAGTCGTAGCTCCTGTAGAGAAGGTTAATGAAAAAGAACCTAAGGACGGAACTATCCCTAAATATGTTAATATAGCCGCGACTATTACAACAGAGAATTATAGTGATGGTATAAAAGAACATCTTAAAGATGGTAAAAGATTTTTCCATTTAAAAGGCACTACTGCCGCAAATAATGGTGATAGAATAGCTATTATACTTGGAGGGTCTATAACTTATGGAGTAGCTGCGGATAAATTATGGGAAATAGACGTAGATTTACTAGACGCTTTCGGGTCTGTATTAAACGTAAATAATAACGGAACTGATGAAATTTATTATGCTGTAACTGCATACGATAAAGCTACTGGAATGGAGAGCTTGCCAGTAAAATCTAACTCTTGCTTCAACTTTAGTAAATTGATACATTTATACGTAGAGAACCCTAATGAAAAATATAGCCTTAAAATATACCGCAAAGATATATCTAGTTCGATGTATAAGTTTATAAGCTTACAATCATATAAAGGCAATAACGTATTTATAGATAACCTAGCGGATATACCAAGCCCTCAATTCCTAGATTTTACAGAAATTAAAGAAGTTACTGGATTAAAAGGATTAGTCGAGCATAAAGCTACTTTATTCGCTTATAAGGGCAGTTATGTTTATTTTAGTAAGCCAGGACGTCCTAACATATGGAACGAACTACAGTGTGTTACAGTTAATGAGCAAATTACTGGACTAGCCAGCTCGCCACTAGGTCTTATGATATTTACTAAATATAGCACTTATTTATTAGGAGGCACTGACAGCGTTAGCTATACAATTTCTAACTTATCTAAATCTATAGGGTGTTCTGATACGAACTCTATAGCTAATATAAAAAATGCTGTTGTGTGGATATCAGATGGCGATGTTATGTTATCTATAGGTTCTACTATAAATAACTTAACAAAGGGTAGATACTCATTTGTAAATCCTGGGGAGACTTTAAAGATAATCAATGCTATAGTAGTAGGGGATATTTATTACGTATTTACAGACACTAAGGTTGTTAAAATGGATTTTGGTCTAAACCATCCAGTTATAACTGAAATGGATATTACTAATTCATTTGGTGCTGTAAGGGACAACCAACTATATTTTGTAAATAATTCTCAGTTGTATAAAGCCTACGATAGCCTAGAATATGGCACTATGTTAGTTAAAACGGTTAAATTTATAGGAACCTCTATGGATATATTAAAAGAATTTAACTACGTTAATATAGTATTAAAAGGTAATTTAAACGTAAAAGTATTCATTGATGATACATTAGTTACCGAGCAATCTTATAATGTCCAAAAACCTACAGTAGCTAATATAGGTATCCCAGTAGATTTCAATGAAGGGTTGTATATCCATCTTGAGATTAGCGGTGAGGGTCAGATATATAGTTATAGATATATCTTTGATAACCGTAACTTAAGATAACTTTAAAGTATCTTATGCTATAATACAATTAAACTAAAATAATGGAGGCTTAAAAAATATGAGCTGGCTTAATTATATAGGAGCAGGTATCGGTTTAGCCCAGGCTGGAGCCGCTATCTACGGTGCCCATAAAGCTAATAAGCTTGGTAAGCAACAGCTAGAAATGGCTAGAGAACAGCAACAAGCGGCAGTCCAGCGTGATGCGGAACGCAGGGCTATTTACGGAGATTTAGAGAAAAACTTAGCTGACTATTACACAAACTTAACACCTGAGCAAAGAACTAACCGTAACCTAGATAGGTATGACAAGCAGTTTAAAATGGCTCAGGATAAAGTCCAGCAAAACATAGCTCAACGTGGGTTAATGGGTTCAGGTATTGAGCAAGAAACCTTAGCTCAAATGGAGCAAAATGCTATAAACGATAGGTTGAATATAGCAGAACAAACAGAGCAGTCAGTGCGTAATGAGCAGATGGGCTTCTTAGGTTATGCTTCAGGTCAGGGTAATATAGCGGCTCAAGCCTTAGCTAACTCTAATGCACAATCTATGGGAGCTATGGCTAACCAGCAAAATAACTGGAATAGAATAGCAGATATGTCGGGACAATCAGCAGGTAATGTATTTGGTGCTTTAATGTATAACTATGGCAGAAATGGTGCTAATATGTTTGGAACTAATGACAGCCAAGGTGGCTCAAATAACTATGGATTTTAAAGGATAGACAATGTGGAATTTAGGTAGCGGTTTTGCTCAAGGTGTATATGAAAACCACAGAGGGCTAGACGACAAGCGAGAGTATGAGGAGTTATCCCAACAAAGAGCATTAGCTAGGCAAAGAACCCAGCAAATTATGGATAAAGATAAGCTTGAAATGCAGGAGATGAAAAATAAGTTATATCTACAAAATATAGAAATACAAAAAACCTTAGCTACTATGGAAGCTGATAAAGGACGTCAAGACCTAGTTAGTTTTATAAAAACTTTACAAGATGAAAAAGGTAAAAATGTAACTATAGAGGACGAAGTAGTTAATCCAGATAAACTCCCTGAAGGTTTTGACCCTAAAAATTATACTCAGAATGAGGATGGAACATATACTCGCAAAATAGCTAAATGGGGTAAATCAGAAGCTATACTTAAAGGTGAGGAGAATATGAATGAGAGATGGGTGTATAATATAGATGGCTCACGATGGATTAATAATGTTCTAAATACAGTAGATAATCCAGTAACTAGAGTTACATATGACCCTCAACAAGATGAAATTAATTTTAGGCTTAAAGACGGAAGTTATATTAGTTATCCTCCATCTATGGTATATGCAGCTACTGGTATGGACAAGCTAGGGTCTTTATCCGAAAGGAATGAAGTAGAAAGACAAAGGGCTGAGTTTGTAGCTAATCAAGCAGCAGTAGGAGCAAAACTTAAAAACGATGAAGCTACGATGAAAATTAACACTGGATATACGGAAGCTAACGCTAAGATGATAACTGCAGGAGCTGTCGCATCGAATGCTAGAACCAATGAATTTGAAGCCATGTCTAGGGCTCAAATAGAAAACCGAAAACTTGATTTATTAGAACAAGGAAATGGATATAAATCTCAAGCACAAATAAAAGCAGAGGAGAAAAAAGCTGACGCTGAATGGGAGAAACAAACCATAGATATAAAAGACGATAATCAATTTTTATCTAGGATAACTTCTGATAGTGCTAGGTATAAACAATTTATAGCTCCTACACAAGCTAGGCAAACGGCTGTAAATGATGCCTTAGTAGCAGGAACTATATCTTATCGCTGGCGTGAGTTAGGTAATATGATAGAAAGATATAAAGATAAGAGTGGTAATATAACCTTAGATGAGGCAGCCGTTAAACAAATAAACCAATACTTTGGAATAAAAAATGATTTTGTTACTGTAGATACTACAAATCAAATGGCATTTTTGGAAGCAGTAGCTAACCAAATAGCTACCGACGCTATTAAAGCTAAATCAGGTGCGGCCTTTTCTGAACGCGAATTAAATATGCAATTAGGAGAAGCTTTAGCTGCAATAAGAAATGGTAAGACTATAGAGAACGGATTAGCCAGTATTAAAGGTATGTATAAAGGATGGGACTCTACATACAGTAAAAATATGTCTATACTAGGAACAGATATAGCAAAACGTTATGTAGATGTAAATATAAAACAACACGGAAAACAAACAGCTGCCTATTCAACCTCCATAGATAAAGCTGTTCTATTTAACACAGCTAGAGAAATGGCAGAAGCTTCTCCTGAAGAGCAAAGAAAATGGTATGAAAGCCTTACTACAGGGCAAAAAGAGTGGATATCTATAGCTAGGAAGGACGGTTCTTTATGAGCGAGAAATTATTAGAAAAAGCTAGGGAGTATTTTGAATACGCCACTAATTGGCATAGTGAGTGTAGAGAGGAAGCTAAGGAGATTATAGCTTTTAACCATAACCAACACTATACTATAAAACAGCTTAATACATTAGTTAATAGGAAACAGCCAGCAGAAACGTTTAACATTATAAAATCATATAAGCGTGTTATTAGCGGTTATTTAGCTTCTACAATATCTAACATAAACGTTAAGCCTGTAGGTATTGAGGATATAAACATAGCTTCAGTTGGGCAAGATATAGTTCAATACACACTAAGAATATCCAAATTTAATCGTATGAAAACTAGGTTAATAGATGACCTATTACTAGCTGGTATTTGTGCATTTGAGATAAGAGTTGAGGATACTGGTAAGAAAGATGAATTTGGAACTAAAGACGTCCAAATTAAACTACGTTATCTACCTTGGGACGAAGTTATCCCAGACCCTAAATCTCGTGAGGAGGATTATTCCGATGCTAGATATATCCACAAATATAGATGGATATCTGCCCAAGATATAGATGATACTTGGCCAGGTAAAAGTGAGGAGATTAACAAGTCTGTAGGATTTATAGGTATAGATAATCCAGATAGTGGTAAAGCCTACAAATACAAGATGAACGATAGCTATTTAGTTATAACTAGCTACCTAAAAGAAGACGGCAAGATTTGGGAGCTAGTTTGGAGTGGAGATACACTACTGGAGAAAACAGAAGTAACCCACCTACAAAAATTTCCTATTATGCCTATTTATCTTGAGCGTGATGAAAAAGGCTTTTACGGCATATTTAGAGAAGTTCTTGAAAGTCAAAAAGCTATTAACCAAGCCTTAATTCAAATACAACTATTAG